TTTGAACACTCAAATGTCAATCTCCCTCAATACGCTTAAGCTCCACAACGAACGAGTTGATGAGCTTTTCAAAGAGGTCGAGGACCATTTCAAATGGAACCCCGTCCACCCAAAAGAACAAATTGAATCAATCATGTACCGTGCTGGTCAAGCCAGTGTGGTAGAATATATACGAACTAAATTAGAGGAAGAAAACTAATGTGCGTAGGACCATTTGCACCAAAGCCACCACCAATGCCGAAGCCACAAGGCCCAGCTCCTTCTGTTAAAGCAGCAGCTCAAGGACCAGAATTTGTGGAGCCCGAAAAAATTAAAGATGAAATGGGTGATGAAGATAAGATCGATACCAAGAAAAAGAAAGCACTAGAAATTAAGAAAGTTAAAGAAGGTGTTAAAGAATTTGGAGCCATTGATGCTAAGTCCATGCCTAAAGGACCAGCTGGTGGTATAAACGTAGGTTAATAAAATGTGTCTAGGAAGTGCAGCACCTACCTACAAAGCACCAGTGCCAAAGGTTATTGAACCTGGACCTGAGTCTCCCAATGATATGGTGAACAACATGGATGTTGAGAATATTAATGATAGATCTCAACAAAAGGATTTCAGACAAGCAAATAGAAACCCAACTGCTAGCAAGCAATCAGGTCAAAGCTCTAGCAAATCAGACAAAGCATACTAATGAAAGCACGTGATAGGTACACTCAACTAACAAGAGGTAGAACACAGTTCCTTGATACCGCAGTTGAATGTTCCAGATTAACACTGCCTTATTTAATACAAGAAGATTTAAGTTCACGTCCAACTCACTTAAAGTTACACACTCCCTGGCAGTCAGTCGGAGCCAAGTCAACGGTAAACTTAGCAGCCAAATTAATGTTGGCATTGCTACCCCCACAGACTAGCTTCTTCAAACTACAGATAAGAGATGATAAACTTGGTGTAGAATTCCCGCCCGAAGTAAGGAGTGAACTAGATTTATCCTTTGCTAAGATGGAAAGGATGATCATGGATCACATCAATGCCTCTAGCGATAGAGTTGTAGTCCATCAGGCACTCAAACATTTGATTGTCTCAGGAAATGCATTGATATTTATGGGCAAAGATGGTCTCAAGAACTATCCCCTTAACCGCTATGTTGTAAACAGAGATGGTAACGGGAACATTTGTGAGATCGTAACAAAGGAACTAATCAGTCGGAAGATACTTGGTGAGGATCTGCCAGTACCTTTACCTAATTCCCCAGGGGATGATGGAAAGACAGGATCTGATGATCAAGACGTTGAGGTATACACCTACGTCCGATATGATAAGAACGGTAGATGGGTATGGCATCAGGAAGCATTAGATATGATACTACCTGGAAGCCGCAGCACTGCTCCGAAGAATGCATCTCCCTGGCTGGTATTGAGATTCAATACAGTGGACGGAGAAGATTACGGAAGGGGCAGAGTCGAAGAATTCTTAGGGGACATTAGATCCCTAGAAGGATTGTCACAAGCACTCGTAGAAGGGTCAGCAGCTGCAGCTAAGGTAGTCTTCTTGGTATCACCAAGCTCAACTACAAAACCAAAAACTATAGCCGATGCTGGTAACGGTGCCATCGTTCAGGGTAGACCTGATGATGTCGGTGTTATACAGGTTGGTAAAACAGCAGACTTTAGAACAGCATCGGAACAGATGCAACACCTTGAGCGTAGGATCAACGATGCTTTCCTAGTGCTACAGGTGAGACAAAGTGAGAGAACAACTGCAGAAGAGGTACGCCTCACGCAGATGGAATTGGAACAACAGCTCGGTGGTTTATTCTCACTGTTAACTGTTGAGTTCCTTGTACCCTACTTAGATAGAACATTACATATACTCCAACGCAATAAAGAGATACCTAAGATACCTAAGGATATCGTTTCTCCTACTATTGTTGCTGGTGTTAATGCTATTGGTAGAGGACAAGACCAGGAAAGCTTAGTTGCTTTCGCTCAAACTCTTGCTCAAACTATGGGACCAGAAGTCATGGCTAAGTATCTTGACCCTGCTGAGTATGTTAAACGACTCGCAGCTGCTCAAGGTATAGATGTACTTAACCTAGTTAAGACACCTGAGACTATGGCACAAGAGCAACAGCAACAGATGCAACAGATGCAACAACAAGAATTGATGAAGCAAGCTGGGCAATTTGCAAGCTCTCCAATGATGGACCCTAGTAAGAACGAAGCTGCTGCTGAGTTAATCAAAGAACAAAAAGATCAATTAACAAATGGACAAAGTGAAGGCCAGTCGCCCCCAGAAGGTGCGTAAGAAACCCCTGCCTAAAGTAAGCAAACCAGAAACATTAGATTCTGAAAACGCTAAACCAACAGTGATACAAGCTCGTGCTCATATAGGAATTGATCCTGAGTTTGTAACAACAGTTGGTCTTGGCAACCTTAAAGTAACCACCGCAAATGGAGTAAAGAATGACGGAAAAGCTGACGTATGATCCCACCGATCCTGATGCACCAGAGTTCACTGCTGATGAGCAGGACTCCATTGCAGTAGCAGAGAAATTAGGTGAACAAGAATCTGAATTACTAGCTGGTAAGTATGAGAATGCTGAAGAATTAGAACAAGCATATCTTGAGTTACAAAGAAAGTTAGGATCAGATGATGATGAGGTAGAAGATACTACCTTAGATGAGGATGAAGTAGAGTATGAAGAAAGTGTAGTCGCTGGTATTGAAACAATACAGGATGCATCAGATGAATACTATTCTAATGAAGGTCAACTCTCCGAAGAAACTATGGAGAAGTTTGGTGAGATGAGTAGTCGAGATCTTGTTGAAGCTTACATGGCTATACAAGAGAACTCAGATCCATCTGACTCATACCCTGACATATCTGATTCTGATTTAAGTACAGTCTATAACTCAGTAGGTGGAGAAAGAGAATATAATAATCTAACGTCATGGGCTGCTGAGAATATGGATGACAGAGCATTGGATGCTTTCAATTCTGTCATTGATCAAGGTAACCCAGTTGCTATTCAACTTGCTGTTGCAGGTATGAAAGCAGAGTACGATAACCAAGAAGGATACGAAGGTAGAATGCTAACAGGTAAAGCAGCTAAGGCATCCAATGGATTCCGTAGTCAAGCTGAGTTAGTACAAGCCATGAAGGATCCTCGTTATGCAAGTGATCCTGCTTATCAACAGGATGTATATGACAAGCTAGAACGTTCAAACAATGTTAAATTTTAATCATGTCTAAAGCATATGACCCATCTGCCAGAGCTAATGCTATGGTAGTAAAATATAAAGTGAATGCTACAGGTGATCGGTGGTTTATCCCCTACAATGACACTGGTACTAAGGCTGCTCAGGTAGCTCAATGTAGTAAGGTCGTAGGGAACACAACTGATGGCACCGTAGCAGGAGCCGAATCTACTTAATTTATTAAATGACAACAGCCACATTATCACCTCTTTCCAATTGGGATGAGTTCTGTGACTGGGTTACTAGCACCAACAACCGCCTCTATGTGGGGTGGTTTGGTGTCATAATGATACCCGCACTCTTAACCGCAACTACTGTATTCTTAATTGCATTCGTAGCTGCACCGCCTGTCGATATAGACGGCATACGTGAACCCGTCGCAGGATCTCTACTCTATGGAAACAACATCATATCAGGAGCCGTTGTACCCAGCTCCAATGCAATTGGGTTACACTTCTATCCCATCTGGGAAGCAGCCAATCTCGATGAATGGCTTTAC